CTACTTTCTGTCCAACACCTGATGATGATCTTGTTTTCATAAACTGTATCTGATATCTGCCACGTTCACGCATGGCTCTTGATGTGAATATGCCAATCACGTTGTCAGATGTTTGTATCTTGCTCAACCCACCTGCAATGTGTGAATGATCAAATTCAATTTCTTCTACAGCATCTCTGTTCAACTGTGAAGCAGTGACTAACAATAATTCTAAATCAACTGCCAAGTTTCTCAGTTCTTCTGACACATACTTGTCTTTGACAAATAAATCTGATGGTGATACACGCTTGTTCATTGGCATCATTAGATCCAAATAATCAACCAGTATGGCATCACATTTGCAATTATGTTTGAGTTCAAACTCTTTGATGTATGTTCTTATTGATAATGCAGTTGCACCTGATGGCAAGTATTTGATCACCAGTTTGCCAGATTCTTTTGACTTTGCTTTGACTTTGAGTTCTACATTGTCTATCTGTTTGAATATTTCTCTTGCTGGTGTTTGTGCAACCATTGAATCAATACGCATGGCACACAATGCCTCACTCAACTCTAAACTGATGTATACCACATTCAATCCTTGTTCAACCCAGTTTACTGCCATGTTCTGCAAGAACAAACTCTTGCCTGCACCAGATCCACCTGCAAACAAATTCAGTTCACCTCTGTTGAAGCCACCAAACAGTTTTTTGTCTAGTCCTGCCCAACCAGTTGATACTGTGCCGTTGTTGTCTTTGAGTGCTGTGAGTCTGCCTTTGGGATCTTCAAAGTAATCTGTGCCTAAGTCTTTGGTCAGTCCAACCTGCACAGCTTCTTTGATTTTGTTTTCAACAGCACCATACTCGCCTTTCTCCAACATGTCTGCTGAAGTTAGTATGGCTTGTTCTAGTGCTTTGTGTCTACAAAAGTTTTCAAACTCATCCAAGAACCAATTGTAGTGTGCTGGATCAATGTCTTCTGCTGATTTTAGTTCTATACCAGTCTTGGCTTTGACCATATCTAGTTCTGGCAACTGTTTGTATTCATCGGAATACTGTTTTACAAATTGTGCCACTGGTTGTAAATCTCTATTGAAATATTTTGGTTCAAATATGTTTTGTATTCTTGCGTATGACTCTGCGTCATTCAACATCATTTCAATGAACAATGTTTGTATGTCTTTGTTATAATCTATCTGTTGAGCCATGTACTTGTTTATCCCTTTTTGATAATTTTGGTTTTTTGATTGGCCACTTCACGCCAATCCTTGCATCATCCCATGCTATGGTGCCTTGTTGTTGAGCATCAGGATACTTGCCTTTGTATCCCCACTTGTAGTGATAGATACCACCTTTGCTTGTCACTAACCATGCATTGGCTACCATTGGTGGCATCAATACTTGTTTGTTGATGTTGCCATTCAACTGCCAGCTTTGCCATTTCATATATGTTGGTGATTTCTTTCTTAGATCTACACACACTTGAAATATTTTTCCTTGCACACAACTAACTATCTTCCATGCTTTGGTGTCATAGTGTATGCCTCGTAGCACATTTTGTTTTGACGCAGTAAACTTGTCATGATTAAATTCTACTGGCACAATCTTTTTGAAATTGGATCTAAGATAAGAAGTCCATATGGTGCCTCTTGAATCAGTAAATCTATCATCTTCAATTGTGTAGACTCCTGAGATTATCTTTGATTGTGTTATTTGTACCACTGCTTTGCCTTTAATTCTATTTTGAGTTTGGTGTCTTGTATTGTAGCAAGAATACTTTTGAAAGTCAACAGTTTACCATATTTGGTCACAGCTTCACCTACGTCAGTCACATCATTGCCCCATTGTGGAAATGCCACAGACCAACCATAGTCCACTGCTTTGGCAATCATTTTGCGTCCTGCATCATCACGATCTGGTACTACAATTACTTTGCGTTGTAGATTGTTGATCATTTCTGCTTGTCTTTGGTTTGGTTCTGAACCCAACACAGCCACACCATCCAGTGCTATGGCATCCATTGGACCTTCACATACCAATATAAATTGTCTGTTGTAATTTTGTACATCACAGTTGAACACATATCCAGGTGGTACGTCTGTGAAGTATTTGGCTATCTTGTAATTCTTTTCACCCAACCATCTGCCGGTGTATCCAATAATTTTGTGCTTGTGATAAAATGGTATCAACAATCTTTGATCCATTTGGTTGTCTTTGTTGGTGCTGTAATAAAATGGATAGTCTTCTAATGACAATGCTCTGGCGTTGATGTGTTCAATAGCATTGACCAACCCATGCACCAACCCACGTGATTCTAAATCATTTTCGTTGACCCAATGCATGATTGGTTTGGAACCTTTGGGCAAAGGTTTTTCTGTGAAGTGTATGGGTTTGTATTCACGTTTGTATTCAACAGTTTCATCCATGTGTCTCAATGCTTCTAATCCCATCTTGCGTATTTCTTCTACAGTGAATCCCATGTAGCCTAAAAACTTTTTCATTTTGAAGTTTAAGTTTCTACCTGGTGTGTAGTTGGCTTTGAAGCCACAGTTGAAACAATGAAACTGTATGCCACCATCCGGTGGTATTCTCACACCACCTCTGCCTCTTGTGTCTGCTGACTCACCAAAGTGATGACAACAAGGTGCATTAAATGATGTCCAGCCACTGGGTGTGGTTTTGCGTTTGGTTGGCAAACGACTCACAAATGTCTGTTGAATCTGATTGATCATTAATTTATTATAGTTGATCTATACAAAATGTCAAGGTTGGTAATAGGAATCGATCTTGTAGTTTTTCCATTCCAATCCTTCTAGATAATCTGTACCATTGGCGTGTTTCAATCTACCAATACCATGCACTACATCATAATCAGAGTATGCCACTGGTTTGGGTATGGTAACGTCGATATATTCGCCGTTGTCAATGCCTAATGTGAGAAACGTAGTGTATCTGCCCTTGTCTCCTTTGAACACTCTGCCATTAGCGATTATGCCACTGAACTGCACTCTATCCAAATATAATTCTTTGATGCCCATGTGTGGTAAAAACTCTTTGTGACTCCACCAACCATAACGTTTGAATTGCCACACAGGATCATCAATTACATCTGATTTACCTTTTGGTAATGTGTATGCTCCTACCTGTTTGGCTTCACAGCGATACACCCAACGTCGGTATGATCCTTGGCAATGTTTGAGAGCCGCTTTCCAAAATGCATATGGATTGTGTGCTTTTTGGTATGCCAATGCCCAAATCAATCTGCCCAAGTTTACTGCATGAGCCCTGCACAATCCAAACCCACTCAGTCCGTAGAGTTCTTGTATCACAGCATCTTTATTGTTGTGTCTGCCCATGCGATGCATGAATTCTAATACTTTTTCTTCGTTGCGTTTTGCGAATGCTCTGCGATATTGGTCTGCTTCAAAGTAGTCACAGCCAATCAACTTGGCTATTTTTTCTATGGCATCATCTTCACACACAATGGCTTCAGTGATGCGTTCACGAGACCAGTCTTGGAAAAAACTTGCCTTTTTTCTTCCTTCCATGGCCACTGGTCGAATCAATGCTGTGCCAAATACGCAGTCTGCCCGCCCTTTGGGTTTGATAGCACGAAACAGCCGTCTCATCGCTGGCGATTCTGCCTGTGTAACTCCAAGCACGTCGCCTCTTTGTAGTAGTGCTTCTGTCTTGGGATCTCGTTCCGGATAGTCTTTGGCTGGCGTTGGATCTATTTCCATCAGTTGTGATAGTCCTCTGCTCGCCAGTATGTCTACTTTTAAATGCTCCAAATCCTCCACTTCGTATTTGTCCAACAGTATTTGATTTTCTTGAGAGATTAAAGATTTTGGCAATGGTCTTTGAAACACTAAAATTCCTCCACAATGTTTTGATATACATTTCTTTTTTCCTATAAGTTTGCGTTCTAATCGTTTGGCTTCCTTCTCATCAAGGCCCAAACTCTTGTATGTAAAATTGCGTGGAAGTCTTCCGACAGCACCAAGACGTTTGGCTACCTCACGTCGTGCTGATTTTTCTTTGAACATCACAAAGTTTGATATTCTCGCAGTCTTGCCTGGCCACTTCGCGAAGATTCTATTCATAACCTCAAGTTGTTTGTGATGGGGAAAATCAATGTCAACGTCTGGTAAATCGTCACGCAATGGATTAAGGAATCGTGCTACCGGAATATTCCATTCAATTGGGTCAATGTCAGTAATACCCAGCAAGTAGCAAACAAGACTTGAGCCAGCAGAGCCTCTTGTCATGTGCGGTATATCTTTAGTAAGATCTAGTATGTCGCGGATTTGTAAGAAGTAGTCGACGAATCTAAGTTTAAGGATTATTTCTATCTCGTCGGCCAATCGTTGAGTATAGTCAGAAGTGCCTGGACAGTTTCTAACAAAGCGCCTATACAGCCTGTTTATATCTTCTAATGCCTGTGTGTCAGTCATGTTTGCCTTTTTGCCTATCTAATCTTTTGGATTAGCAAATGTATTTATCAATAACTACTGCTATGCGTAAAAATTTATATGATAGTGACAAATTGATCATAATCATGTACGAAGAAATCAACAAGTACCAAGCCTTGTTTGTTGGCAAAGCTATGTCATTCTCAAATGATGTTTGTGTGCCTGTGCCTCGTTATCAACATTGGCATTTGTTTGAACATGGTGGCATGCCTGCAATGTGGAA